ATCGAACGAAGTAATAGAAATAGAACAAAAAAGAAACACATAAAAGTAGCAAGAGAGTGTTCCAAGGCTTTGGAACCTATATTTCCAATGATTGTAGAATTTTGTCATAATTAAAAAAAATGAAAATAATTTAAAAAAAATGCATTTTAGGGGTTTACTTTTCCAAAAAAATGGTATATAATATTATTATAAAATCAAAAAGGAAGAGGAGTCCAAAATGATTTCAGTTAAAAATTTCAAAGAACAGGTGATCAATAACCAAGAATCTCTAGATCGTATGTTAAGAGTTCTTCCACATATGATTCAGCAAGAGATTGAACTTGATCTTCCAAAATCACCGAAGATTATTAAAGATCTCCAAAAACGTCTAGATGTTTGTAGAGAAATTTATGCAATTAGAAAATTACAAGGAGATTGCTAATGGAATATCGTTATCAAGTTTTGGAAGATGTCATTGTTAATATCGGCAGAGATAGTTCTACCGAAAACATCTATGATGAAATCGGTCGCCTTACAAGCGATGAACGTAGAAAATTAGCAGCACTACTTTTCGAGGTAGAGGCCGCTTGTTATTCTATTGCAAAAGACATGGGAGAAGTTGCATAATGAGATTTTCTGATACTGTAGCTAAAAAACTTGCTAAAAAAGGTTTTAATATTTCGTTTCCTGAAATAGAATTAATTCCAGAAATACACAAAATTGTCTGTGAAACATTTCCTAGTGAACCAAAAACAATTGGTTATATTATGAATGATCCAGATTTTATCGGCGATGTATTAGATGAATTAGAGGCTAAATAATGGGAATCAATATACTAGATAATGGTATTTCATACGAGGAACCAGACTATAAATTTAATGAACGTGAATTAATAGAACAGTTCCAAGAATATATTGATTCAACATACGGCCAACACTATTCCAGAAATAATTTCCAGGCCACCGAATTTATTATTGATGGTGGCCATGGTACGGGTTTTTGTATTGGTAATGTTTTAAAATATGCTCAAAGGTATGGTAAAAAAGGTACCAATGAAGATGCAAGAAAAGACCTTATGAAGGTTTTACATTATGCATTAATACAATTATACATTCATGATTCATCTGATGATTGAATACACTTGACCTTAAAAGGTTGAAACGTATTATTTTTAAAGGTATCGTATACCCTTTCCCTATGGTATTCACAAGTTTCTATGTCTTTATATGACAAATGGTCATAGTTGTAGACATTAGCACCTATTATGATAAGTAACGCAAAAGACAATCTGTGTACCTTTTCTTGATGCTATCTGCTTTTTTGTCAAGTTCAGTTTTTTGATATGGTACATCATATCTTTCGATCATCTCGTATGCATATGCACCAAAGAATAAACACAAGAGTAAATATGCTATTATAATGTAGAAGACGTATATCATATTGATGCCAACATTGCTATAAAAGCACCGGCACCTATGATAACAACTCCGCCTATAATAGCAACCATTTTCATTTGTTCCCAAAACTCTGCTTCTTCTTGACGCTTTTTGATGGCGGCAAGTCTTGCAGCTTCCTTTGCTTCTGCAATTCTTTTTGATCTCTCATCAAGAATTGTCTGCCACGTTCCAGGACCGAACCGCATATCAACTAGAGTTCTCATCTCTTGTAGTTTTTCTTCGGCTAACTTAGCATCGATGATCTCTTGCGCCACATTGTTAATACCAAATTGATCACCTAAACTTGGTTTTGACTTTTTGTTTCTTGCTTTCTGACACTCCTCCGCTCCGCGGAATAAGCCGTCAACTGCACCAGCAATTTCACCGATGTCTTTAGCTGTGTCGATATTAGATTTAATAAAGTCAACACTTGCTTTGACTAGTGAAATACCAGCCAGTATTTCTGCCACTGCCATCTTGATCTACCTTTTGTTAAAATTAGATAGATATAAATCACTAATATATTATGAAACTCACTCTCAGTAATATTTATATTTACTTTCACTTAAAAATGTGATATAATACAAATATAAATACTAATGATTCAGTGAAACTGGATGGATGTAGACTGGACCCGGGGGCGGTACCCGGCGGCTCCACCAAATACACACCTTAAAGGGTGTGTGTCTATGGGGCCGAAACAGGATCGACAGATACGTGAAGGCAGTGGAGAATCACAAGACTAAATGCAAATGATAACTTTGCTCCTGAGGCTCGCCTAGCGGCGTAATCTCTGGGCCCGCCGGAGCCTCGAAACAGAATCCGGCAACTTAACCAGGAGGATTATATGCCAACTTTTGTATACATGACGGCTTGTGACGGATGTGGACATTGTGTCGATATCTGTCCATCGGACATTATGCACATAGACCCAGTAACAAGACGAGCAGTCAACATTGAACCAAATTTTTGTTGGGAATGTTATAGTTGTGTAAAGGCTTGTCCACAGAATGCAATTGATGATAGAGGTTACTCAGACTTTGCCCCAATGGGACACAAGGTTAGAGTATTACGTGAACCAGAAAAAGGTGTTATATCTTGGCGATTGAAATTTAGAGATGGTCGTGAGAAAAATTTTGAAAGTCCTATTCGTACTACACCATGGGGAAGTATCCCAGGTCCGGCTGAATATGATATGCCAAGCAATACAATGCGCGATAGTCAAAAACTAGCACACGAACCGGATTATCTTAAGGCCGGTGAATTACGAACCATAACCAAAGATAAATTTTTAAAGTGGGAGGATATGAATGCCGCCGCGTAACCATGGCCAATGGCTAAAAACTCCGAAAGTGGAACATATTAGTAGTGAGATTTATTCTTCACATGCAATTTATAAACAAGAGCAAGAAGATATTTTTGCAAAAGTATGGGTACCTATGTGTCACATTAGTGAGATGAGAAACAAAGGTGACTATCGAACTATTCAAATTGCAGGTAAACGCGTCATTGCAATCAATGTGGATGGGGAAAATGTTCAAGCTTATTATAATACTAATGATATTGACTTTCGTAAACCTGCTGGAACTATTACCTATGATGGTTGGGCTACCGTAGAAGAACCGTTACATTGTGAAGTTAAATATGGGCAAATGGTTTGGGTAACATTAAATCCAGATCCTATGCCACTTGATACATGGTTAGGTGGAGCATTTGATTGTATTATTGATGCCATTGATACCGAAGAACTAGAGGTATTCCACTATCATAAAGCCATTATAGATACTAATTATAAATTATGGCATGACACAAATAGTGAATTCTATCATGACTTTATGCATTACTTTAATAGAGTGTCAGGATTCAATGATGAATATTTTGCTAGAAAAAATATTCCTTTTGATAATGGTCATGTTAATGTTAGCAGCTTTACTGTTAATTATGAAGAGTATGACGGATTTGAAGATCGCGGGGAACTATCTTTTCCCAATCTGCCGCCCAACCAGTGGTACATGGTCGACCTTTTTCCAGGCTTTAACTTCAACCTTCGTGGTTCAGCCTATCGGTCAGACATGGTAACTCCACTTGGTCCAAACAAAGTTATGATTGAGTTTCGTGGGTATGGTTTGAAAAAGGATACACCAGAGGAAAGGGCAAGTCGTATTAAGGCCCACAACACAATATGGGGACCATTTGGACGTAATTTACACGAAGATCTGATCGGTGTTGCAGGCCAAGGAACTACTATGCGTGAAGGTACAGAACGTAGAAATATTCTACATGGTCGTCATGAAAATAGTACTATACACGATGAAGTTGGTATGAGACATTATTATGCTGAATGGGGCAAATTTATGGGTCTTGATCCAGCAATGAGAATGGCGGCATAAAATGCAAATTATATGGCACATCGTATTAACTGTATGCCTGTCAGGTGACTGCGCGGTACAGGATGTGCAATGGTTTGATGAAGAACAAGAATGTAAATCAATGTTACATGTTTATAGAGCAATTCCGCCAGACGGAGATTGGGATACTATAGATTATGTATGTAAACCTGTAGGAAGTGTCGGAACATAATGGCAGAAGAAAAACAAAATGGTGTTGTGGTCAAACAAGATCACAACGAATTCGAGTTGATGTTGAGATTTTTAGGTAATGAACTTATCGCAATTAGATTGGCAGCAACAAATTTTAATGGTAAGTTGATTATGTGGAGCATCGTTCTCATGATCTTTACGTTTATGATCATGGAGGTGTTCGGTCTTAGTGCAATGCTAGGATTCGGCGAACAATATTAATGGACGATGATCCTTTCAAAAAAGTAGATAAATTCGGTATACAAATGTTAGTTGCATTTGTATTAAGTATCGGTGTCATTGTGCTTTCAAACACAGCCTTTGGGCAGTCTGGTCCAACATGGGTACAGAAACCTGTACAATGCGGCGAGTTGGCAGAGGTAATTCAAATTCAGGAGGCTGAAGGTTTGGAACCTTTACTGGTCGCCAAAGGTCATGCGCGTATGGATGAAACTCCAAAATTAGTTGATGATGTTGGATATGTTTTTTATTACAATTCAGATAAACAATATTGGTCAATGATTGAAATATTCCGTGAGGATTATGCATGTGTTATAGCAATGGGAACAGCTCTACAATTTAATTAAATAAAAATGCTGATATTATATTACTATTTACTATATCTATTTTTGGCAACATTTGGTGCCACATATGGACTACATAGATACTGGTCTCACAAACGAGGAAAACGGCGTGTTTGGTATGAGTGGTTTTCGCTCACCTGCGCCTTATTTCTTGGTGTGCACAAACCTATGGCTTGGGTAGGTATTCACAGACTTCATCACAGACATCATGATACTCCTCAAGATCCTCATTGTGTAAAATATAAATGGTTCTGTCCTGTTCTATTCTCATGGTGGGATGCTAATATTCCTTTAAGTACAGTGAGAGATATTTTAAGGAATCCTCGTATCATGTTTTTTGAGAAATACGGTAAATATTTTATTTGGCCAGTAATCATAATCTCTCCATATACTGTATTGCTGGGGATCCTGGGGTTGGGTATTCTTAATGCGTTTGGGCATGATGATAAAGGTCCCATAAATAATTCTATTATTAACCTAATTGCTCCATTTGAAGGTAACCATGCTGACCATCATAGATTTGATAAAAGATAAGAGCATATGGAATCAATTCGTTGATGTATTGAACGAGATAGATGATAAGCTGAAAGACAATTATAAGATTAAAAGATTGAGGCTTGATCAAATGATATGTTTTCCAGTCCTATTAAAAGATGGT